CCCTACTACTGTTAATAGCATTATCGACATATTCCCTTTGGGCAATAATACAAGTTCTAATAACATCTTCAATGCTAAGTATCAAATCACATTAAACGATATTCAAAACTGGACTGGTTATCAGTTTGCTAATTTTGTAATGTCAATGGAACGTGTTGCCTTAATGCAAGAATTACTTGTGGGTAGACAACGTTACAGGTTTAGTCGTCATACTGATAAATTATACATTGAGGCAGACTGGTCAAGTTTAACTGTTGGTGAGTATGTTATTATCGAATGCTACAAAGCAATGGACCCTGAAACGTATTCAAGTGTTTATGGTGATTGGTGGTTAAGACGTTATGCTACTGCTTTGATTAAAAAGCAATGGGGACAAAACCTTTCTAAGTTTGAAGGTATGCAACTTCCAGGTGGAGTTACCTTTAATGGTCAGCAGATACTACAAGATGCTACTGAGGAAATTGCTAAACTTGAAGAAGAAGTAATTACTAATCAAGGTGGTTTAGTATTTGACTTAACAGGTTAATATGTCTACGACTAATCTTTACTTTAACAACTATGGAAACTTCCAAGAACAGAGTCTAATTGAAGACCTGATTATTGAGAGCATCAAGATCTATGGCATTGAGTGTTTCTACTTGCCTAGAACTATGGTCGCCGAAGATAACTTATTTGGTGAAGATGTTCTATCTAAATTTGAGAATGCATATCCTCTAGAAATGTATGTCAAATCAACTGACGGTTTCGAGGGTGATGGCGACTTCCTTTCTAAGTTTGGACTTGAGATTAGAGATGAGATGGTTCTCACTATTTCGCAAAGACGATTCGGTGAAGAGATTGCTATTAGTGATACAACCGAATCTATTGGTAGACCTGCTGAGGGTGATTTAATTTACTTCCCCCTTAACGGTAAAACGTTTGAGGTTAAGTTCGTTGAACACGAAGCAATTTTCTATCAGATGGGTGGGTTACAAACCTACGACTTACGTTGTGAATTATTTGAATACAGTCATCAAGTTATTGACACTGGTATTGCTGGTATCGATGCACTTGAAGATGATTTATCTGGTGATATGTCATTCTTCGAATTACTTGATGAAGATGGTAACGTTCTTGCGTTTGAAAGTGGCGATCAAATGATACAAGATGGATTCCGTGTTGAGACTGCAGATAAGTCTGCTAATAACGAATTCTTCCAAACTTCATCAGCAGACTTTATAGATTTTTCAGAGAGCAATCCGTTCTCTGAAGGGACAGGGTGGTAACATATGTTCGGACATTCATACTATCATAGTGCTATAAGAAAACATATTATTATGTTTGGCAATATGTTCAACGACATAGACGTTTCTCGTTTTAATAAAGCAGGAACGGCAGTACAAACTATTCGTGTTCCTATTGCTTATGGTCCAAAAGAAAAGTTTCTTGTACGTTTAAGAGATGATGCTAACCTTAATAAAAAGGTAGCAATAACTTTACCTAGACTTTCGTTTGAAGTTACGGATATGACTTACGATCCGACTAGAACGTTGAACAAGATGCAACGTAACACCAATATAAGTAAAGGTGCTGACAAAAATCGTTCACAATTTACTCCAGTTCCTTATGATATTAATATCACGTTAAGTGGTATGTTCGATAACAATGAGGATGCTGTTCAAGTTGTTGAGCAAATCCTACCGTTCTTCAGACCAGAGTGGACTAATTCAGTCAAACTTGTTCCTGAGATGAATGAGTATTATGATATTCCTACTGTATTAACTGGTATGAGTATTGAAGATGCATATGATGCAGACTTCCAGTCTAGACGTGCCATCATCTACACATTTACATTTACGGTTAAAGGTTATATCTTTGGACCAGTAAGTAACAAGGGTGTTATTAAAAGAACTATACTTGACTTTACATCAGACCTAACAGGTGGACCTGACTCTAAGATTAAATTGACTCCAGGTCTATTGGCAAATGGCAATCCTACTTCTAATTCAAGTGCGAGTATAGCAATTGGTGGTATTACTTCTAATACTGACTATGGTTATGCATTTGATAAGTTTGATTACTTTGATGGAAAGGATCGACACAATCACGACTAAACAATGAGAATATATTATGACAACAAATCTAACCAAAAACCTTAACGATATACTAGACGTAGACTCAGACTTAATTGAAACTGATACTGCGATCTCAACTGCAGTCGTACACGGTGATAAGCAAACTGACATCAACGATGACTACGAGTTTGCTAGAGAAAACCTTTACAGTGTTATTGATAAAGGTACACAAGCACTAGACTCTCTATTAGATCTAGCAAAGGTTTCAGAACACCCACGTGCTTTTGAAGTAGTTGCTACGTTATCAAAAACCTTAATGGATGCTAACAAAGATTTACTATCTATTCAAAAGAAAGTAAAAGAGTTACAACGTGAGGAAGAAGATACTGGTAGCACTAATACAGCACAGAACGTGACGAATGCTTTATTCGTAGGCAGTACTGCGGAATTACAAAAGATGTTAAAAGGATAGTATAATATACTTTAATGCACTTAAAGATTGACATAGTAGTCGTTATAGAGTATAATAAGTGATAACGACTTAATTTTAAATAGAGGATATATTATGAATGAAGATAATTGGCAGAAGATAGGGTTTACTTGTAGTTCGTTCGACTTGTTACACGCAGGTCATATTGCTATGCTTAAAGAGTGTAGTGAAAATTGTGATAAACTAATCGTTGGTCTAAACGTTAATCCTCATAAGAATGGTAGATACCCAGTGCAATCTGTGGTTGAACGTTATGCTCAATTGTCAGCAGTTAAGTATGTTGATGAGATTATCCCCTACAATACTGAAGCAGAGTTGATTGATTTACTTCAACTGTATCATATTGACGTAAGGTTTATTGGATCTGATTATAGAGATAGTTCTTTCACTGGTGACGACTTGCCAATTGATACATATTATAATAGACGTGACCACAACTTCTCATCATCTGGTTTAAAGAAACAAGTGTGTGAAAATCAAGCAACTAGAATGTTAGACGGTGATGTAGTAAAGGATAATGATACTTATACTATTGTGGATAATACAGATCTAGAACAACTAACCGTTTCAACCACAATACTTAAACCAAGTCAAGAAACATCTGGTCACAGTCACGAAGGTATTGAAGAAGTTTATACATTCCTATCTGGTCAAGGATCTATGATTATTGGTGATTTGGAACATCACATTGAAGCAGGTAAAGCATTTATTATTCCAGATGGGGCATATCATAAAGTATATAACAAGTCTGATGATGAAGACTTAATGTTCATCTGTGTATTTAATCAAAGACGTAACCACTAAAGCATTACTACTAACGTCCATTCTATTCTTGAGTGGATGTTCAACGTTTGATATAATATCGTCTTCACTAAATGCAGTACAACTTGTTGCTGAAGAACCAAACGCAGTTGTCAAGAAAAAGGTGAAGAAGGTTGAACCAGTTAAGAATTGGAATCCACCCAAAGTAACTCCAATCATCCCAACTAAAACAGAAACACCTAAACCTACTAAGGAAGAAAGGAACTTTCCTTGGTGGGCATTCATATTAGCAATCGTCTCTGGAACGGCATATCTTATAAATATGGTAAAACATAATAACAAAAGGTGATTATATGATTCCAGTTGAATTGATAACAATGGCAGGTGGTGCTGCGATGGGTGGTCTATTTAAGTTTATGGATGCTGCTCAGAAAGCAAAACGTGAGCAACAGAAACTTCTAATTGAAAAGATTAATGCCGAGCAAGAAGTTAAAGCAAAAGACAGAAAATCTGCTACCGAGTCTGCCGATGCTGCAGCAAAACGTACAAGTGATCCATTCTCAAAACTAACAAGACGTATCTTTGTATTAACAATGTTATTCTTAGGTGGTTGGGCAATGATGGGCGCTTTGACTGGACTAGATATTGTAGTTCCAGTTACACAAGAACAAGGATTCAGTTTCCTTGGTCTAATTGATACTAAGAAAACAGTTACTGAATTCTATACATTCGAAAATGCTATTGTACATTTTGAATGGTTGAAGATTTCTATACTTGCCGCAGGTTCATTCTACTTAGGTAAGTCTTAATGTTTGACTATCAAGCAAAGGTTAAACGAGTTGTTGATGGCGATACACTTGATGCTTATATTGACTTAGGTTTTGATGTGTGGACCACCAAACGAATTCGATTTATGGGTATTGATACTCCAGAATCCCGCACACGTGACTTGACTGAAAAACGTTTCGGTAAAGGTGCTAAGCATAGATTAGTATCTATCCTTGAAGCAAACGATAATGTATTTACATTGAAGTCGCATGGTACTGGTAAGTTTGGTCGTGTACTTGGTGAGTTATTTGTTGATGCATTTGAATGTTCTGTCAATGATCAAATGATTACTGAAGGTCATGCTGTTGCATACTTCGGTGGTTCAAAGCAAGAAGTCAAAGACGCACTTCTAGAAGCACGAAACGTTTCGACTGAATACGTGCATAAACATATTGAAGAAATTAAATAATGAGTAACACATGGGTAAAAACTATCTAGGTAACACCAACCTCAAGGGAAAGGGTCAAAAGTTTAACTGGACTAAGAAACGGTTAAAAGAGTACATGAAGTGTGCTGAAGACCCTATATACTTTGCTGAGGAATACATTAAGATCGTGCATGTCGATCACGGGTTAATCCCCATTAAAATGTATGAGTATCAGAAAGAGATAACCAACCTCATCACGGACAACCGTAGAGTTACCGTTGTTACCTCAAGACAAGCAGGTAAAACTACTGTTGCTGCTGCAGTTATCCTACACTACGTTCTATTCAACGAACATAAACTCATAGCATTACTTGCTAATAAAGGTGACAGTGCTAGAGAAATCCTTGACCGTATTAAGATTGCATATGAAGCATTACCTAAATGGTTACAGCAAGGTGTTGTAGAATGGAATAAAGGTTCTGTTGAATTTGAAAATGGTTCTAAGATTGTTGCAGCGGCTACTTCCTCGAGTGCTATTCGTGGTAAGTCAGTATCATTTCTATACATTGATGAGGCAGCCTTTGTTGAAAATTGGGAAGAGTTTTCTAGTGCGGTACTACCTACAATTTCGTCTGGTAAAACTACTAAGACATTATATACTTCTACACCAAATGGTTTAAATCATTTTCATAAAACTTGTAGTGGTGCTAAGGAAGGCACTAACGGATTTAAATTTGTTGAAGTTCCTTGGCAGAAAGTTCCTGGACGTGATGCTGAATGGAAGCAGGAAACTCTTGCTGCTATGGATTTTGACACACAGAAGTTTGCACAAGAGTATTCGTGCCAATTCCTTGGTAGTTCTAATACCTTAATTGATGGTGGCAAACTAAAAACACTTGTATCATTGACACCTATTAAAGAAGGACAAGGCATTTCGATGTATGTTGAACCTGAGAAAGACCATGCATATGCATGTGTAGTGGATGTGTCAAGAGGTAAAGGTTTAGATTACTCAGCATTCCAAATTATAGATGTATCTGAAATGCCATATAAACAGGTGTGTGTATTCAGAGATAACTTTGTGACACCTGTTGAATATGCCGAAATCATATATAGAACTGCTATGTTATATAATGAGGCAACTTGTTTAATTGAGATTAATGATATTGGTGAGCAGGTGTCTGAGTTATTACACTACGAATTTGAATATGAGAATATTCTATTCACTGAAAGTGCTGGACGTGCAGGAAGAAGAATCTCAGCTGGTTTCAGTAAAGGTGTTGATAAAGGTATAAGGACAACTAAGACTGTTAAGAGTATTGGT